AGTGGTCTCTCTCCAGTCGAAGGTTAGCCCTTGCTAGCGGTTACGCCTAGGTCTGCGTTGTAACGGCCAGTTTGTGCGTAGCTTTTCTCAACCCGGCCGCTAACCAGCAGAAACTTCATCTGCCCGATGCGCAGACCAGGCCAAATCGGCAGCGGATGCAGTCGGCGTTGGTTGCGCAACTCCATGGTCAAGCGGCTGCCAAACCAGCCAGGATCAGCCCAGCCGGCTTCGGCGTGGTCCCAGCCTTCGCGAGCGCGACTCGACTTGAGCACAAACTGAGCGCCAACGTGTTCGGGCAGGTTGAAAATTTCCATGGTTTCGGCCAAGAAAAACTCACCAGGCTGAATCCAAAACGGATCGTCTGGTGTGTGGCCATGCAGCTGGATTTTTTGCAGCTCCGATGTCTGCGCCACCTCAACCATGATTTGCGTGCCCAACGTCACGTCGTAGCTGGCTGGGTTCAGCTGTTCCTCGTTAAACGGCGACAGCAGCGAATTGCGCTGGCATAGCCGGCGGATCTCATGGTCTGGTAGCAGCACTGGCGATCAGTAATCCCAGCGAACCCTAGCCCTGCTGCTGCGGATGCCCACATGTACAAAACCCTTACCGGCGCCGTACCCGATGGAATAGGGCCAATTTTTGTCGCACCAGTCTTCGACCTTGTAGATGTCTGCGCCGTCGATGTAGAAGTCAACCGCGCCACAGCCTGGCTTGTAGAGGTGCTCGCTGTTGCTGGCACCATTTGCGGCCTTATTGATTGCCGGCGGTCTATAGCCAGACGTGATGATGATCGGCTTGCCGCCAAACGCGGTGCGCACACGCTCCAAGAACGCCGCCAGTTCGGCCGCGATCTCTAGCTGGTCCGCACGGTCGAACCGCCGCGCCTCTTGGTTCAGCGCAAATTCGCCCAGCGTGATGTGCGGGGTGAGCCTGGCCGTAAATGGCGCATCAATGCTGAGCTTGGCCGTTTCCTGCTGATACTGCGGCCGATGGGTGCCCCAGCAGGCTCCCTCTGCTCTCCGGCGCCGCAGCAATCCAGCCTCGACGTTGGTGCCTGGGTTGCGATATAGCTCCATGGCGGCGGGCACACCGGCCCAGTCGCGCTCGCGCAGACAACGGCTAATCGTCTCAAAACCTTGCGCGCCGTAGAAACCACTGCCAAGGTTGTAGGCGAAGGAGACCAAGGCCGATTTTTGAGGGTCGGCCATTTCTTTCCAAAACGGCACCGACTTGCGCAGTTTTTCGCTGATGCGGTCCACTTCAAGCCGCAACAGCATGTCGGCTTCGATGATCGTGATCCGATCGCCGCGTTTGACTGGCACGCCCCCGCTGTAGCGCGTGGTGCCGTAGCCAATAGTCCAAGGGTCGTCGCCGCTTAGCGGGTCCGGGTAGGCGCTGAGGTGAACGCCCTCGAACTCTTTAATCAGTGCAATCGCCTTGGATAGGTCGGCCTGCTTGCCGTCTTGGCTCCAGGTTTTGAACCAACCGCGGTCACGGCGCATTGCCGTTTCGTAGCCGTTGCTGGCCAGATCGGCTTCTAGCTCTTTGATCGCCGCGGCCTGATGGGGCAGCGCCTTGTAATAGCGAAACAGCTGTTCAAGGCTGATCGGTGCCGGGTTGCTCATCGGTGGCCCAAGGTGCAGATATGCGCAGCTCATCGCTGCTGATGATTGGCGGCGGCACCGCAGCAGGTTGGGTTTTGTGCCAATCCTCTATCTCACGGTCTAGCCGCGGCTTAAGGGTGGCGTGAAATTTCCAATCCTGCGCTGCTTTGTGGACGTGGTGCCGCCAGTCCTTATCGCCAAAGCGCAAGAGCCAAGTGGTGTCGCCTACTTTTTTTTGGCGATCACGTTCAACACCTTGACCAGCAGCTGCACCCAGCTGTTTTCGCGGATCGGCAGCAGGGTGATGATTTCACTGCCAGCAGCCGCAACAATTGCAATAGCTGCAAGAACGGTGGGATCCATTGGGGTGGTTTGACTGGTTGAAAATTAGCCCCGGCTTTCTAGATGACGCAACCGGCGTTCGTGATCGTCTAGCCGTTCTTTGTGATCGCTTCGCAATGCCGTGATCTGCTCCAGGATCAGGGCTACACGGGTGTCCATAACGCTGGCACGCTTATCGATACGCCAAAGCGCACCGACGCCAGCGATGATCGCAGCCGTGGCTAGTGGTGTAAGGAATGGATCCACGGCAGCTCTGGCTACGATTTCATTATGGCGGCTCGTCGTCCATCACCTGGCCGCAGCGGCCGTTTAGGCGAACTTGTGCGCCTAGCTGTACTGGTGTGGTCCGCAACACTTCTCACGGCCAGTTATATGGGAATGCTGCCGAAAATGGACCCCACTTTTATCGCTTCGATTTTTACCGGCTCGCTTGCTTGGTATGGCATCAGCAAGATCGAGCGGGCTGATAACTCCCGCAATTCAAAGCCATGAAATGGTTACCGCTTCTGCTGATACTTCTACCGTTGCCAGCTGTTGGTCAAACGGTCACGCCCAATTTCACCCAGGGCAGCATGACCAGCACCACCACAACAACGCAGACGATCAGCGAGACGATCCAAGTCAAAATCTACGGCGGGGACTACGCCAACTATTCCGGCGTCAATGTCACACCGTCTGGCGCGATTGGAGCAAGCGGCACAACCTACAGCGTGACCAATGCGGGCGAACAGTTCCAGCTAGAGACGGTCACCAGAGCGGCAGGCATCGTCGAACAGCAGGACATTACGCGCACGATCACAACCAACTCCACTACAAACTCGCTGTCGGTGTTCTCGCAATAGCTTGCGCGCTACCTGCTGCCGCTCAGGACGGTGGGACAACGGCAATCGCCAACCCGGTCGCTACGTCAACGGGCAGCGTCAGCAACCAAGCGGTTCAGATCAATCAGGGCAGCTACAGCCAGCAAAGTTACGGGCCTGGGCATCAGTGCAACTCATCGACGCTGGTGTTCACGCCTTTCTATTTAGGCAACGACGTTCACCCAGAGCCTTACGTTCGCAACCAGAACTTCGGCGCACAAGTCAGCTTTAGCGTCCCGCTCGACTTTGAAATGGTCCGGCTGTGCAAAGACCTCGCCAAACGCAAGCTGGAAAAAGAACGGCTCGATATGGCTCTAGTCCGTGCCTTGAAATGCGCCGAACTGCACAAGATGGGATTCAAGCTCCGCGACGATTCACCCTATGCCCCACTTTGCGCTGATGTCGTTCCGATAGCCGCTGTCTCGCCCACGTCTTTACCGGCTTCCCGCGAAGCTTCTGCAGTTTCTTCGCTACAGCCTTAAACGTCGGCTTGAAGATCTGAACTAGGCGCTTGAACATTGAAGTAGCCGCCAGAGTTGCACCAACGCTGATCACGCTAGTTGTCGCCGCTGCACTCAAAATTTCCGCTTTTGGTACAGGGATTTTGATATTCGTGTTCGGTATCGTGATTTCAGTGACCTCCGCTGCTGGCAATGCTTCGGGAAGTTCTAATGCTGGCTGTGAAGCCTGCCGCCTTGATGATTCTGCCTGTGATTGGCGTAGTGCTTCCCTTACTAGCTGTCGCAGATTTGGTTGAGTCTCGGGTTCAGGCTCGGAGAGCTTTGCGGGAGTCTCCACCTGCATTGGCAAAGTGTCGGCATTAGTTGCCGCTGGGATGACAAGCGGCGTATAGGACGGAATCTGTGCACTGGGCAGCTCTAGGACAGGTGCAGGAAGATCAGGCGGCCTAGGCGCTTGGAATATCGGGACAACCGGCGTTTCGATCATCAAAAGGATCCGCTGCACCACCCACTATTTTGCAAGCGCGGCGGTAATAGTGATTTTCGGTTTCACCCACAGCCTCCAGATGATCTTTGATCTTCTGCCAGTTCTCGCGGGTGTGTCTGTCCATCTATCTGCCCTGACCGCGTAGGGGTTTCTTGCCGCGACGACGTGGGCGTGAGTGCTGCCCGTAACCCTGGGATGTGGTCTTGGGGCGACCGGCTTTGTGCTCAACCCGCCCCAGTGCCGTTTTTGATTTGACTGCCATTAGTTCAGCCCAAACAGCTCCCTAAGCTCCGCCACGGTCA